GGTAAACAAACATATCAAGAAGAAATAGACTATATAGTACGGAATGATAGTAGAAACAAATTTATAAAAAACCTTGCCACTACGCAAACCGGTAATACATTAGTATTATTTCAATTTGTGGAAAAGCACGGTAAAGTCTTGTTTGATATGATACGAGATGGCGTAGATGAAGATCGAAAGGTATTCTATGTAAGTGGTGAGACTGCTACAAGCGATAGAGAAGCTATTAGAGCCATCGTTGAATCTCAGAAGAATTCAATCATTGTAGCTAGTATGGGTACGTTTAGTACTGGTATAAATATACGTAACCTGCATAACATAATATTTGCATCTCCTTCTAAATCACAGATAAGAGTATTACAAAGTATAGGTAGAAGCCTAAGAAAAAGTGACGATGGCCGAGAGGCTAAACTATATGATATCGCTGATGATTTGCACTGGTTAGGTCGAAAGAACTTCGCTCTAGAGCATTCGGCCGAGCGCATTAAGATCTATAATAAACAGAAATTTAATTATAAAGTATATGAGGTAGGGCTAAAATGAAATCTGACGATCTAAGACAGTTGATACTAAGTAATGGCCAAGAGGTATTATGCGAAGTTATTCAGTGGCCTGATATAGACATGGACGACAGTGAAGTAATGATCGTTAGACAAGCTGCAAAAATTATAATACAAGAAAATTTTAAAGAAGGAACTCGGTGGTTCACATTTCGGCCATTTATGACATATCAAGATGATAACAATTCAATGGTTTCTCTTATGCCATATCATATTATGTCAATTGGCCATCCTAGTGCACTACTTAAGAAACAATACAAGAAATATATCAAATTAATGAGAGCCGAATTTGATGAAGTTAATGATCCATTGGCGTATCATTCAGAATCTGATATAGATATAACCAATATGGATTCAGATAGTTTTGATAATATATTGCCATTCAAAATAGATCCTAATAAACTTAATTAGGTACCTCTCCTTCCTCAACAAGACTCTATTAATTATACCAACAATTGCGTACTTTGTACACAGTTAAATGCGGCATATACTAAAATAAATTATAAAAATAAATGTTTACATCCCCTTAGAGTTGTGTTATAATAATTACAACAAGATATACTAGGAGTTATCATGGCGAAAATAAAGCCCAAAGACAAACCACACTACGTCAATAATAGAGAATTCTCTTATGCCGTGGTAGACTATTGTACTGTTATTAAAGAAGCAAAAGCAGCTGAAAAAAGGTTGCCAGTCGTAACTGACTATATAGCACGATGCTTCCTCCGAATTGCAGAAGGATTATCACACAAATCAAACTTCGTACGATACACATATCGAGAAGAGATGGTAATGGATGCAGTTGAAAACTGTTTAAAAGCAATAGAAAACTATAATATTGAAGCAGCCACACGTACCGGTAATCCTAACGCCTTTGCGTATTTCACACAGATATCTTGGTATGCTTTCCTTCGTAGGATAGCCAAAGAAAAAAGACAACAAGATATTAAGATGAAGTTCATAGCACAATCTACGATTGAAGACTATACTGATATCGAATCATCTGGGGTGGCTAAAAACGTGGCACAGCACTTTGTTGATACATTGAAGAGTCGTATTGATACAATTAAAATAAAAGATACTGAACTAAAAGAAATTGTAAAACAAGAGCGCAAGAAGCAGAAATCAAAAGCAGTTGCCAATTCTGGTGATTCAGATCTAAGTGAGATCTTAAGTTAATGAAAATATGCATATTGAATGATACCCATGCTGGTAATCACAATTCATCCGAAATATTCCTAGACAACGCGGATACCTTTTATAATGAAACTCTTTTCCCATATCTTAATAATCATAGCATTAAGCACATTGTACACCTTGGCGACTACTTTGATAACCGCAAGTTCATAAACTTTAAAGCTTTAAATCGTAATAGACAAAGCTTTCTATCAAAGCTACGTGAGTATGGTATCACAATGGATATCATTCCAGGTAACCATGATACATTCTTTAAGAATACGAATGATCTGAATAGCTTAAAAGAACTGCTTGGTCATTATATGAATGAAGTCAATATCGTCATGAAGCCAACTGTCATGGACTTTGACGGATTTAAGATGGCGCTTCTACCATGGATTACGACTGAAAATCATAACGAATCAATGAATTTTATTAAAGAATGTAAGGCCGACTGGTTAGGTGCACACCTTGAACTTGGTGGATTTGATATGCATCCTGGCGTTCAAAACCATGGAGGTATGGAATCCAAACATTTTAGTAAATTTGAAAGAGTATTGACTGGTCATTTCCATACTAAATCAACAATAGGTAATATCACATATCTTGGCACTCAACTAGAACTATCCTGGCTAGATGCACACGATCCAAAGCACTTTCACATACTTGACACGGCCACACGGGAGCTCACGCCAGTACAAAATAAATGTACTTTATTTCATAAAATTATGTACAATGACTCAGAAATAGATTATAATGATTATAACGTAAGTCAATGTGATAAAAAGTTTGTTAAGGTAGTTGTAATTAATAAAGCTGACTTATTTACATTTGATAGATTTATTGATAGAATACAAGAAAGACCTATCCATGAATTGAAGATTGCCGAGAACTTTGATGAGTTTCTTGGTACAAATATTAACGATGATAGCATTTCTGTCGAGGATACAAGTCAACTTCTTGACAGTTATATTGAAGCTGCAGACACTGAATTAGATAAAGATAAGCTAAAGATGTCAATGCGCGAATTACTAATTGAAGCACAGGCCTTAGAAGTTGCATGATAATATTTAAGAAACTAAAATACAAGAACTTTTTATCTACCGGAAATACATTTACAGTCATAGATCTTGCACGAAGTCAATCTACACTTGTTGTAGGAGCAAATGGCTCAGGTAAGTCTACGATGTTAGATGCAATGTCTTTTGCCTTATTTGGCAGACCACACCGAAATATAAACAAACCACAACTTGTGAACACAATAAACAATAAAGAATGTATAGTTGAAATAGAATTTTCTATTGGTAAAGCTAACTTTAGAGTTATGCGTGGGATCAAGCCGAACCTCTTTGAGATATGGAAAGATGATACAATGTTAAATCAGTCTTCTCACTCAAAGGAGTACCAGAAGATTCTCGAACAAAATATCGTTAAACTGAATCATAAATCGTTTCATCAGATTGTTGTGTTGGGAAGTAGCAGTTTTATTCCTTTCATGCAGCTACCAGCACAACATCGTCGTGACGTTATTGAGGATCTTCTGGACATTAATATATTCTCTCAAATGAATAAGATTGTAAGAGATCGCAATACGGTTCTCAGAGAACAGCTAAAAGATCTTACATATAACCTCGATTTTACAAAAGAAAAGATAGAACTACAGCGCAAATACATACGTGAGATTGGCGCACTCAACGATCAGAATGCAAAGAATATCACGAAGAAGATTGACGAACAGCATAAACAAATCACAGATATGCAAAAAGATAACTTCATACGCGGTGAAACAATTGCTGGTATACAAAATGATTTAGATGATAACCTATCTAAAACACATAATAAGAAAACCTCGTTAAGTCAATATCAGATGCATTTTAAGCATAAGATTGAGGCTGTTGTAAAAGATTCTAAATTCTATGAGGATAATGAAGTATGCCCTACATGCACACAGGATATATCAGATACTGTACGAGAAGCTAAATTAACAGATTCAAAAGAACAGGCTAAAGTATTACAAGAAGCAGTAGAGAAATCTAAAGAAGAGATGGGTAAAATAAACGATTCTATTGATAAGCTCAATGTATTAGCTCAAGAAGTACGTGATAATAGTACAGAGATACTTGCTAACAATAAATCAATCGATATGTTACAAAAACAGATATCTACATACGAAGATGATATGGCCAAGTTAAGTGGCAAAGAAAGTGATCAAGCCCAAGCAAATGGTGACTTGACAGCATTACTTGAGAATAAAGAATCATATGTTGAAGAGAAGCTAGTACTCAATGAGACCTATGCATATAATAATGTGATGTATGAGATGCTGA